GGAGCCAATAGAGATGCTTTTTATTTGGTGCAATCTACGTGGTTAGCAGTCTGTAGGAATTGTCATGATTGGATTCATGCAAACCCAGCAGAGGCTAGAGTTATGAATTGGTTAAAATGATTAATTATGGGACCTAAATCAAATATAGTTATTGTACAGACAATACTTCGGTATAATTTAGAAAGAAGGCGTGAATTTAATACACTTAAAGAACAGTTAAAAACATGCTGTTGCTTTCCAACCAGAAGAAAAATAAAACTTAGGATGGAGGAGCTTAATGAGATTTTAAGTAGAGATTATATGCTTCCTAAGTATGATTTAGTTCAGACATTAGGAATTAAGTATAAAGAACTTAAAAAGTATCCAGAGTTGATTGAAATTACTAGAAAGAAAAAAGAACTTCAAAGACAAATAGCATGAATGAAGCTGATAAAAAACAAATTAAAGATGTTGCTGACAAATCAGAAGATGTTGGTAACACACTGTATGATGAATACAAGAAAAATAAAAAACTTGAAACAGCAAAAGTTTCAATTGCAGCATTTAGAAATACACTGTATGCTAACAGTTTATTGATCAAAGCAGAAAAATTATGACAAAAGATGAAATCCAAGCAGAAGCGTTAAAAGCTACAGAGAATAAGAGCAGATGTAGTGTAGTTCTTGGTACAGGTGTAGGTAAAACTTTAGTTGGTCTTATACATATGGAAAAGAATACTACACCATTAATGAAAGTTCTTATAGTAGCACCAAAAAAAGCTATTATTCAATCATGGAAAGATGAATCTGTAAAGTTTGGTAAAGATGCTTTATTAGAAAGAATGGTGTTTACAACTTATCTTAGTTTAAATAAGCACAATCCTAATGATTATGATGTTATCTACTTGGATGAAATGCATAGTTTACTTGATTCTCACAGATCATTTTTAGAACTATATAATGGGAGGATTCTTGGTTTAACCGGGACTCCTCCTAAATATAGTAATTCAGAGAAAGGTAGATTAGTGCATGAGTTTTGTCCAGTAGTTTATACATTCAAAGCAGATGATGCTATAGAAAATGGAATACTAAATGATTATCAGATCATTGTCCATCAGTTAGAGCTCAATAGAGATAAAGGTTATGTTGCTGAAATGAGAGGTAAGTCTTTTGTTACTTCAGAATATGACAATTATACCTATTGGTCTAGAAGATTGGATGTAGGATCTGGAAGTGTTCACATGCTCAGAGTTATGAGAATGAAAGCATTAATGGAGTACCCTACAAAAGAAAAGTATACAACTTTACTGATGAAAAGTATTAACTCCAAATGTATCATATTTGCTAATACTCAAAAGCAAGCTGATAAGTTATGCTCTCATAGTTATCATAGTAATAATCCAGATTCTGAAGAGAATCTAAGAAAGTTTAAAGATGGTGAGATTACACAACTATCAACTGTACTACAGTTGAATGAAGGTGTAAATATTCCTAATCTTAAACAAGGTATTATTATGCATGCATATGGTAATGAGAGAAAAGCAAGTCAAAGAATTGGTAGATTATTAAGGTTAAATCCAGATGATAAAGCTATTGTTCACATACTATGTTATATGGATACAGTAGATGAGAAATGGGTAAAAGAAGCACTAGAGAGCTTTGACCAAAGTAAAATTATTTGGAAAGATTTTAATATTTCATTATATTAGTAGTATGGAAGATTACAAAACACATAAGCTAGTCATTTATAATGATGATGTAAATTCTTATGATTATATAATGGCATGCTTGATTAGAATTTGTAATCATGAAAGATTACAAGCTGAGCAGTGTGCTATTGTAGCTCATAATAACGGAAAATGTACTGTAAAATCAGGAGATTACATGGAAATGTTTGAGATAAAAGGTACATTTGATGATCTAGATATAAAATCAGAAATTAAAGAATATGCAGGTGATATGTATTGATGACAGTAACAAACCAAAAAGAATTTCTCCAATGGAGTGGATTGCTGAAGGTCAAGTATATACTGTAGTTGAGATTGCTAAAATGAATCTTCAGAATAACAAACTAGGATATAGACTTAAAGAAGTACAACTATCAGAACAGTCTTTTCCATATGAATATTATAATGCTGAAAGATTTTTACCAATAGAAACATTAGTACAAGTTGCTGAAGAATTAAAATCAGAAGAGATTCCTGCAGATTTAGAATTAGTTTAATTCAAAATATTTATGGAAGAGTACACTAAAGATGATGTGTTACAAGCTCTTTTAAAAATTCCTAATAAGTCAAGACATAGAGTATTAGTTGATCAAAGAAGTTATTTAGTAGCTATTTTAGCTTATAGATTCCTATTAACTGAAAACACTATTGCTGGTCTTACTGGTTTTAAGAGAGATAAAGTAAACTACAACAAAAAACTTGCATTACAGCTACATGCTGATAAGTCTTATATGCAAAATGTTTATGTCTATGCTCAAATGTTTCCATTTGATTTTAGTGTAATTGAACCTAATGAAATTGGTAGTCATAGGTCAAAAAGAATTGAACTTGATCTTGACAGAAAGTTTTATAATAAATTAAAAGCAATTGGAAATATAAAAGGTCATGATGATATTAGAACCACAATTAAATTATTCTTAGAAAAAAGTATTAAGATATGGGAAGAATGAAAGAAGTCTGTATTCAGATTATGGAAGAAAATGGGGGAATACCAGAAGGTATGACCGTAGCAGATGTTGCTAGAATGAAAGAATTAGAAATGTATAATTGGGAAGAATATGAAAAACACCAAGAAAGAATCAGACTACAACAGTATCAACAAGAAAATACAGGAGAGATTGGAAAGACTGAACAAGTCTCCAAAAAGTTCTCCTCGCACTATGGTGAAGCAAGAAAAGAAAAAGGGGATCAATAATGAAGAAGGTGATTAATGCTACACTTTATTAAATATTTAGTGGTATGGATAAGCCAAAACTTATCTGTACCATTTTGGATGGTGGGCCATGTCCACCTATCTGTAAACGTCTATGAGGACATCTATGAGATATTAGCATCATTTGGTATGAATATACTAGTTGCTGCTGGATTCATTATTGATTATTTAGAACAAAAGAAGAAATCATGAAAGAAGTATTATTAGCACTTATGTTAGGTGCAGCATTTATTTATGAATTTATTACATGTATAAAAGCAAAGTCTTATGTTAGGGCTATGTATAGAATTAAAAAGGATGATAGATCAGATAATGATAAAGCTATTTCCTTTTCTGTGGGTTGTTTTGGTATAATCTATTTAGTCTTTTTACTTCTTGGTATGGCTATTAGTGATTTATGGTATATTTATTTAATAATATTTATATTTTCATTAATTCAGTCTCCTATTAATAGCTATCTTAGAAGAAAACACTATTGGACATTATTAGTAGAATTTAAAAGATTAGATAGTATTATATCTATAGGATTGATTGTATATCTTTTCTTTGCACATTTTCATCCTGAAGTGATAGAGTGGTTATGGTAATTGAGAAAGTTACTAGAAAATCTATGATCATTAGACCAAGTGGGAGGAGTACTGATTTTATCAGTCCCTCCTTTGGTCATGGCTGTTTGTATAACTGTTCTTACTGTTATATGAAAAGACATAAGCCGGAAGGATTATCTGTAGCTACAAATACTATGGATATCCTAACAGAAATTAACTCACATGCTTATTTTTCTACAGTAGAGAAACCAAATCAGACAGGAGAGTATGTAACTTATGATATTTCCTGTAATGAAGACTTTGCTCTGCATGCTAAGTATCATGACTGGAAGACAATCTTTAAGTTTTTTAGAGAACATCCTCTTGCTATGGGTTCATTTGCTACTAAGTATGTAAATGCAGATTTGCTTGAACTTAATCCAGAAGGTAAAATTAGAATAAGATTTAGTCTAATGCCGGAGAAATGGAGAAAAATACTTGAACCTAATACTAGTCCAATTGATTTAAGATTAAATGCTGTACCAAGATTTATTGATGCTGGTTATGAAGTGCATCTTAACTTTAGTCCCGTTATAGTTCATGACAATTGGTTAACTGAATATGAGTTTTTATTTCATTTGATTAATAGACATGCTCATTTTAATAGTTGGAATAATGATGCTGTCAAAGCTGAAGTAATATTTCTTACTCATAATGAGCAGAAACATCTGTATAATCTAGAGCATAAACTTCCAGGAGAAGAGTTACTTTGGGTACCCAAAATACAAGAAACTAAAACTTCTCAGTATGGTGGTAAGAATATCAGGTATGAACACAACAGGAAAACAGATTATATTAAACAGTGGACTGAATTACATGATGAGCATATTCCTTGGAATACAATTAGATATATTTTTTAAATCAGAATAAGATGGAAGAAAAAATAACAAATGAAACATTAATTCAAGATGGTTGGATTAATGAGGGTATTAGTTACTCTAGAGATTGGGCTGGATCAAAATATAGATTGTTTCTATCCCATAATTATGGAGTAGATGGTAATTATTTTATAAAGCTTCAACAAGATTTGAGTGACCATTCTCCTTCAATAAGGATAAACTGTTTAACAATGAGAGATTTGGAATCATTACAATATTTGTTTCACAGAGCTACTGCTTTGGATGTAATAAAAGATGTCATGAGAAATTATCTTTAGAGTTATGACACTCAGAGATACAGAACTTATAGGTAAGAAGCTTGTAAAGTATGGGTTCTACAGATCTAATACAGATCATCAATATTATAGAGGTAAAGTGCTTGATGGATTTGTAACAATTCATTTTAAAATGAAAGGTATTGTATGGAGTGCTTTAATAACTCATGAAATAGATATACATACTATAGTTGACTTTAGAGGTCATCAAGCTATATTTACTCCAGAGTGGTTAGTAGAAGAACATAAGAAATTACAAGCAATGTTTAAATTTTTAAGATCATGATAAAGAATTTTAGTGATCCCAAAATTACAGCAATGATCAGGGATATTTGTAAGGAACATTGGCCAGTTGCAAAATCCAATGATAGCAATATTGGATATCTATGGTACATGTATGCAGCAGGTACCAAAGCAGGAACATTTAGACCATTTATTTTTCTATCAGAATTAAATTTACTTGTTAAAACAGGTTATATTACTGAAGATGAAAAGCAAAACATGTTAAAAATGTTGTTTAGTAAGGATGAAGATAATGCTCATGTACTTGCATATTCTATACTTACATTAAGAAAAAGTAGAATAGAGGCTTTAGGATTATGGACTCCAGATAATGAAAAGTACAAAGAAATTGATTATATTAGAGATGTTATTAACACTGAAATATTTATGAACCAATGGCAGAAATAATTTTAAAATTCAAAGAAGATGAACTTGAAGATGCTAGAACAGCATTAGATGGTTGGAAATGGAAACATTCTATGTGGGATCTTGATCAATGGCTTAGAAGTGAGATAAAGTATAATGAAAAATT